GTCTCGCTATAAACCTTCTTCATTTAACTAGCTCCGAATGTTACTGTCCAATCTATTTTCAGAGTATCACTCGCCCCCTTTGTAACAGATAAACCATCATTGTATGTTTGCAAATCACTTCGAGAGGTTGCACTTCCTAAGAAAATACCTGCTTCAGTAATAGTGTCAGTTCCAACTCCTGCTCCCCAGAAACCTGAATAAATAACATCGTTATCATCACCACCAGTTCCTTGAATCTGTCCTGTTCCAGACAAAGCAATAAGCGTCCCAGCAACATAATTAGCCAAATCTGTACTTGATGCTCCTTGACCTGTTCCGCTTCCAAGAGCTATAAATCCAATCTGTGCATCTCCTTGGTCACTCATCTGGTCAGCTACATGAGCATCTAATAAATTTGTAATTGTATTATCAATCTCTTTATCTTCCTTAACATCACCAAACTTATCTCTAAGTACATAATGTATTCTACCTTTAATTCCAAAATTTTCTTCCATCTTATTAAATTTTACCTCCTTTCATTATCATTCACCTATAAACGACCCATTAGGCAAATACCTAACATAAATTTTCTTATAGACTATACTCCCATTAATTCCCCATTGTGTATTCTGCCCTTCTTCTAATATCTCATACTGGTCATTTGTGGGACTGCCACCCATCCCAATTTTAACCATACCCAATCCAGATGTCTGCACTGTTCCCACAACATACACCTTTTTATCATCAACCTTAACTTTACCTTGCTGCAATAATAGACTATCTTTGCCTCCAAACCTTGCGTCTATTGGCGAGACTAATCCAGATGTCCAAAAGTCATTTCCACTTTGTGTAAGGGTAACATCATCATCATATTCACCAGTTAAAATCTGAGTATAATATTTGAATCTTACTTGCTCTCCATACTTCAAAACTTCATTGAAGTCTTTTGTCAAATCACTTATTAGTGTCATCTAAATATCCCCCTTCTTTTAATTCATCCAAAACATCATCCTTCCTATCCCTACTTGGAACATAGTCAATCGGAATATTATTCTCTTTTATCCAATCATATATTTTAATTTCCTTCCACTTCTTTGTGGGGTATATTATTTTCTTTTTAGGCTTTTCAATAAGGGTATCAATCCCCACAAAGTCGCCACTATCTAAAAGGGTTTCCACTATCTCTGTCTCCACTATCATCCCTTGTGGTTGATATTTTCCTATATATTTTAATTCTACCATTTTACCTCCTTGTGTTAAAATAGACCTGCACGATGGGATATTAATCCACCTGCTAATGCAAACACCAATGTCATCGCTGATGTTGAAATCCATTTATTTAATTGAACTTTACCATTTGTTTTTTGCTGATGCAACATTATAATTGCATGCTCTTCTGCATTCTTCTTCTCCATTACACCAATCCTATCATAAATGTCTTTGTTTGTGATTTTTATGAATGTATTGCTTCCCATCATCCAAGAGCTTTAAAGTAATTAAACACATACCCTAAATTGTTTAATTTTGCAATCCCATCTTCTCTTAAAGCTGTTGAAGTTATACTTGTATTACTTTGCCCTCCCTTGCTAATGCTAAAATCGCCTAACCGAATATTGCTTGCATCTGCTCCTTCTAATTCCATTAATTGCACCACTGCTGATGCACTCAAGCTTATTATTGCTGGTTGATATTTCTCTGGGATATTTGCACTAATAGTATCACCAGTTAAATTCTGAGCATTAAACCTCTCATTATCAACTATATTCCAAAGGGTAGCACCGCTTATTGTGGTTGGTACGTTCTCAACCATGTTTAATACAACACTACCTACCTCAACATTATTCAAAGTCACCATTGTAAATTAAATATAAACAATTGTTAATCCGCTTGCTGCACTACCAGTTCCAATTACTCCAGCTTGTACTCTTACATTAGACCATATAGGCATTTCTACTTCTGGTGTTCCTCCTGCTCCTGATGTTGGCACTCCAACTGTATCAACTGTCTTTGCTCTTGGAAACACAGCCCAATCTTCACCTAAGTGATGACCTGTTGCTGTACCACTCGTCATAGTCAATATTCCACCTTCTGTAGCTGTCAGTCCTCCTGCAGTTCCTGAAACACTAATCATAACACTTCCTGCTGGTGCCCAATTTCCACCTTCAAAATATACTGATTGTATCCTTCCATTTAAAGGATTGTCTGTATAGGCATCTACTTCTCCAGTTGTAGCATCTCCTGTTAAATCAGCTTTATTAAATGTATAAAATTTTATTCTATTATCTCTTACCATTTTCTTTATCGTTTTAGGGTTTTAAAACATGCACATAGGCATATTGTTAAAAACTCTAAGTATAAGTCTGCCATTCTGACCCTGCTCCAACTCCTCCACTATTGTTCATATAAAGTGCATCATTGATAAAGTCTCTGAGTAATGTTCCTGATACAGCCAAGACTATGTTATCTGGGTCTCCATCTCCAACCATAACTGCTGGTCTAAAACTTTGTGATAATCCAACTTGTGCTGGTCCTGTTATACTTCCTGTCATTTTTTTACTTTTTTCCTCCTTTCAAGTTATTAACTTTAATTTATAGTCTTTCGACTTTTTAGTTTTTCAGAAAACTAAAAAAAATAAAAAAATAATAATCGTAACTAAGACGTTGTAATCTTAGCCATTGCTTCAGTCCGTAGTTGCCTAACAACGATTCTCTGTGTGATATTAGCTGCACTCATATCATATACAGGTAAATCGAAATTTCGGATTGTAACTGGTCTCTTCTCAGCGATGATGTAAGCTTGCGTCTTATCTGTTACATAAGCATACTTGCTATATGTAGTAGATGGAGCTGCATTTGTTGAAAACTTAATTACATTAAGCCCATAGATAGTTCCTAAAAACCCTCTCTGTAGCATATCTGTATTCCCAATCTTATTAGCTTCTACAAAAGTATCAATGTTTCTTAAGTCATTCAAAACTTCCATTCCCACAAACAATGTTGTTGGGGTGTAATCTGAATCATCCAAATACTGCATAGCTCGTGTGATGTTCGTAATCGTAATTGCTGCACCACCAGTTACTGTATTTGCTGCATTGTCTAATGCGTTAGCCAAAATAAGATTTGTCTCGTTCTCTGCAAATCTCTTACCTGCTGTTCTTACGCTGTGTTGAAGTAAATTCCATTTACTGTCCTCAAGCATTTCTGCTGTAATTCTCACTGCAACTCCATACTTGATTGGCTTCATATTGAATGAAGAATATCCTGGTTGGTCTATTGGACTCTCTGCCCCTTCACCAACAACCCTAACATCCATTGTGTTTGGGTCTACAGTATCTACATCAATACTACTTCCTGGAATATCTCCTGGACCAAACATTAAAGCTGCTTCACTTCTTGGAATAAGATTCTTATCTACTTCTTCAATCAAAGTATCGTGAATCTTACGTGGAATCAAAAGTTGACCTTCTGTGCCAAGCTGTGTACTCAACAACTCTTTAACATATTTCATATCTTTTGCCATCTTATCCATGAATATCGACAATCACAAAATCACTATCACTACCAGTAGTCAATGCTCGACCAATTGAATTTATTGCTGAAGAATATCCTAATGCATGTGAACCAATAAAAATTATTTCATCATCATCATTACATCCAACCTTTGTACCTGCAAGAACTTCATCTGCTCCACTTACCTCAAGCAAGAACGTACCTCGTGTTGCAAAACTCAAAGGTGCTCCACTTGCTGCATCATGCAAAGCAATACCTACAAAATTACCACTACCAACTGTATTGAATAATTCAATATCTGTAGTTGCGTAACTTGCTAGACCACTCGAAACAACTCCTGCTGCTCCTGATGCTCCTAACAACTGACCTCCACTGATTACTTCTTTCGCGTAACCTGTTATAATCCTAGGTGTACCACCGTCTGTAATGTTTTGGTATCCTAATGGATTAACTGCCATTTGTCTTAAAACCTCCTTTCAAGAATATAAGCATAATAATTATCTACACAATCTGTTGAACTTACCACTCTCTCTAGAATAGTCTCTGTATATCTGAAAACCTTTTCCAGTATCAGCTTTTTCAACTACAAAACCTTCTTCAGTTTCTGCTGGTGCTTCTTCTGCTTCTCCGCCAACTTCACCTACTGTTTCGTCTTCGACTGCTGGACTCTCATCTTCCCCTTCAGCTTTCACTTCAGTTGGAGCTGGAGCTTCTTCGTCTTCTTGAACTTTCTTTGCCAACTTACCAACTACTTCAGCTAATGCTGCAATAGATTTGTTTGCTTCTGTCATATCAACTTTGATAACTTTTTCTTCAGCAACTGGTTCTTCAACTTTCGGTTCTTCTACAGTTTCCTCTTCTGGAACTTCTTTTTCCGCTTCATCCATTTTTTCCTCCTCTTTGTTATTTAATTCAGTATCACCCTCATCCCCAGAATCATCTTTTGCCAAATCAACTTCCTGTCCATTCATCTGCATCTCTTTAATCTTAAAGCTTTCACTCAAAGCATTTGCTAATCCTGCTCCTGGGTCACCTGGAACTGCCACAAGACTTAATTCCAATCCTTCTAGTCCAACAGCAGTAATAGTTCCTGCATCTTCATCCTCAACCAAGTCACTTACCTTTGCTCCAATACTAACATCAGTTATCCTACCATCATTAATCATCTCTTTAATCTTCTTATCCATAATCTTACCTTCAAACTCAATAGCCTTTGTGGTTGAATTAAAAACAACGTTCTCAGTTGTCCTTCCCACAATATCATTTATCGAAGCTGAGTGGTCAACAAGAATAGGTTTATTTCTAAAACTTGGTGCTGCACTTTCTAATTCGGATGCAACATATGTAATTCCATTCCTAGTTGTTGTTTCATTTATTGCAATTCCTCTAATAACAAAATCATCATTATCATTAAGAGCTTCTTTAATTGGCACACAGAACTCCATCACCTTCCAATCTTTTTTCACTTTCATTAAAATATCTAATATAAACTCATTTAAATAAACATAGAATTAATTTATATAAATCTATTTTTCATATAATTTGTCCATCCCATCTTGAAATAACTTTTTATAGCCCATTTTCTTTTTCTCCCAGTCCAAATATACCCCACAGTTCCTTTCGTTATTCAAATAGCACCACCAGAATTCTCCTTTCTCTACACACCTATCATTGTCACAGCTTATCAAAGTCTTATCCTTAAAAATCATACCATCAACGATATCATCTAAATCTTTTTCGCCTTCCGTTTTGTCACCTTCTTCTCTTTTAAAATTATTTTCTTTGGCTTAATAATCTCTTTAACAATCTCTTTCGGCTTAACAATTTCTTTAATAGCATTAGTAACAGCAGGTCCAACAACTTTTATCTTCTCAACCCTTTGTACCTTACCATTAACAAGATTCCATTCTTCGTCTTTACGATTATTCATTATATCTAATTTTGTCATCTTATTTACCTCCTTCTAAATTAATAAATTGTAAGTGTGGTCGTTGCCTTCTTGTGGAAGCTCTTAATCCTCTATCAGTTTTTAATTCTTCATTCTCTCCTTCTATATCGGCTCTAGTTCCCCACAGAGTATTCTCTGAACCTTGCAATAATGCATTATTCCTTTTCCCTTCTCCACTATAATCACTCCAACTTCCAATCACCACAACATCTTCATTATCCAAAGTTGCATTACCTGTTGTGCATTCATGAATTATATCTTCTTCATGGGGATTGAATATAATTCTTTGATTACATCTTTTGCAAATCACTGTCGGCATTTTCCAAAACCTCCTGCATTTGTCTTATACTATTTGCCTTGCTCACCCTATCAAACTTTGCCATACATTCCCCACAAACCCATTGTCCTCCAAAGAAGACCCATCCTGGATTACTACATCCTTTAACTATACACTCTGGTCTCTCTTTCATTGGTTCATCTCCTTTAACATTTCTAAAATATAAATCATTAAATAACTTTCCTGACTTACAACCTCTCGTCTATTCTGCCCATCAATAAAAGCATAACTCTGACTATCTTCGTCAAAGAATAAATTCTTATGTATCTTCCTTATTCCCTTTTGTGGTATTACTTCAATTGCCATTTTAAAATTGTTGTGTCTTCTCGGTATGCTCATACCATTCTCCACAATAAGATATGGTATTATCATCAGCAGCAGATTTAAATTCAAATAAATATGATGTTCCAGATTTTAATATAACTTCTTTACCTCTGACACTAAACCCTCCAGCAGATGCCTTAGAAGGAGTAGCACCATCTAATCCTAATGCTTGTGACCATATTTCAGTTCCACTTGTTGGGCTAGCACCGCTTATTACTGGATTAATTATTTTATCTGTAACAATGCTTGTATTCGAACTATTTCTATTATTATTATATGCTGTCCATACTGTTGCCCCACTATAAGTCGCACCTTCAAAAATTCTAAACTCTGTTTGATTGTTAGCTTGCCAATCGAATAATAAATGAGACCATTTGGAACCAGCAGCAGTAGTAGCACCAATAGTTAAGGTTGCACCACTACCTATATTTCCAAAATTACAAGTAAAATAATGGTCACCACTATGTATCTCGTGGTGTTCATAATTGATTATATTAAATGCATGTGTAGACTTATCAATAGTCGCTGGTCCAACAGCTCCATCATATATCTGCGATGTCCCACTTCCATTAGTAAATAACCGTCCCTGCATCTCACCTTCACTACTATCAACAACAGCAGTATTATTCATATTCCCAGCACCACTTCCTATAATTTGGCTCATTTAGGTTTCCTCCCACCTTTCTTATAATTCATCATGCTAATTCAGTAACAGGTGTAAATGTGCAACGACACATTGTATGCAGAGGCATATCTGGATGACTATCTATGTCAAAAATAATTCCATTCAGCCCTTCACACTGTGGACAAGTTCTAGTTCCAAAAGATGCAACCCACCTAATTTTGCTTATACCTCCTTCTTTAAAATGAGACAAAGCCCCCTCATTAGCAGCTCTTGTGACTTCACTTCTCACAATAGCAACACCCCTATTCTCTGCTCTCCTCACCAAAATAGGAACACCACCCTTCCTAACAATCTCACCATTCTCCATCTTCAACAAATCCTTCAATCCAACTTTCTTATTAACCTCTTTTGTCATATCACTAATACTACTCCCTTTCTTAAACCCCTTCTTTAACACTTTCTTTAATTCAACAACCTGTGTCTCACTCAATCTCCCAGCAACAGCTTCAACTGCAGTATTAGCCTTAACCAAATCAAAATCATCACTATCAATAAACTTCTCAATATTTTTCAAATAATCTTTGTAATTAAATCCCAACCACTCCTCAATATTATTATACTTGTCATCACCCTCCTTAATGTCTAAACAGTGAGGACAAACACACTCTTCTCCTGAACTCAATATATTGTGCTTATGGTTATTCATCTTCTTAATAATCCTATTCTTAATCTCATGCACATGCTCAGGATGTTTAAAAGGAAAAGTCTGAAATGTAATCCCATTGCCCTTGCTATCAATCTCAAAGTTATGTGCATGTTTATCAACCACATTAGTAACTCCCTTCTCCAACTTCTCTTTAACTAAACTCTCTTGCTTCCTTTGTGGTGGATTAGCATTCTGTCCAGGGACAATCGGAGTAGCTCTTGCCTCTTCTCTTTCTCTCTCTTCATCCTCAATCTTTTTCTTATCCTCTTCCTCTGCTAATAAAACAAATTCTTCCTCATCCAATTCCAATAGCTTAACAGCTTCTTGTTCCAACATCCTCGATAAACTCTGTGAAGTAGTTTGGCTTGTCATCATAGGAATTATCTTCATCAACCTTTCATACCTCTCAGTATTAGATGGTCTTCCCCAATGGAATTCTACATGAACATCAATCCCATTCGAAACTAGTATCCTCCTAAATATCTTCTCTTCAATAACCTTCTCTATCTCTGATTGAAAAGACTTTACTCTTCTTTCGAATCCATCCATCTGCACTTTAGCAATACCTTCATTCACATTCGCTACTCCCATCAATACTGCTGGAACTTGAAAAGTAAATAACAATTGCTCAACATCATATTTCAACACCTCATTAAATTTCTCACCAATGTTACCAAAGTCAATAGCCTTAATCTCAGTCAAACCATCAGTCACCCATTCATGTTTATTATGTAACCACTCTAAATCCTTCCCGAACTTTTCCACCGTCGCTGGATTAGGCTTAAAATACTTGCCACCCACAACTCCTCCAAGTTTAACATGATATGGGCTATTTGCTTTCCTACCCATCAACATATGTAAATCTCTTTCATTCTGTAAAAGATTATTAATTGTATTCATCGCTGGATAAATAATACCCATCCCATAAGCCATATCACCAATCTTATTAAAACTAATATGTGCAACTTGAAATGGTTTAAACTCCAACACCTTATCCTTATCAAACTTATCAATCGCCCCTTTGAACTGATTGTAATTCTCCACAACTCCAAACTTATCTCTCATCACATACATCCATTTTGAGTCTAAAACTTTCACACCTTTAACATTCTCATCTTCCTTGCCACCCAATTCAAGAAAACCATTCTTCACCAATCCTTCCTTAATCCAAGCCCTTAATACAATATCAAAATCAACATCTCTCATCCAATCAGTAATAATCTTAGTTGCTCTCTCATCCTCACTATCAACCCAGAATCCTGGACCCACAATAAAGTCTGTGAATTTATCAACAACACCAGTAGCGAATCCAAACTTCTTATACAGCCCTTCTGTCAAAGCAAAATCAAACGGATGCTCTTCGCCAAGTTCCTCAGGAAACTTAATCACCTCTCTTTTCACCAATCCCTTAAATCCAGGAGTAGTATTATCTTGTGGTAAATCTCCAATTTGATTTGTAATTATTTGTGGAGTATACTCTTCCTGCACTTGCACTTCTTTTCTAAAATTAATATCAGTTAGTCCCATTGTCCAACCTCTTCTATTAACTTAATGCATTCAGAACTAATATAACATGGAATATTTACTTTCTTATCAATAAATTCAATTGTACCCTTTGATGTAAACTTATAAATCACATCTGTATAAACACCACATCTATTTCCAATATCCACAGTTAAATTTACACTCTTTCCTTCCAGCTTCTTAATAACAGAAATGTCCATCCTCTTCTTCCTCATTTAATTTAATTAAAGCAACTTTATAAATTTATTTAAAACCTATATAGTCTAATATATATATTGTAACATATATGTTAGACTTAATAAAATATTAAAAAGTAAATTCCCTTTTTACTAATATGATAAGACCAAAAGAATTTGAAAGTGAAAGAGCAGATTGTACAGTTAGAGCTTTTGCATTAGCAATCAATATTCCATACGAAGAAGTGCATAAAGTTTTTAATAAACTAGGAAGGAAAAACGGTCAAGGTATCTTTGTCGGAAATAAAGGAAAAATAAATGGTAGATTTTACAAAATAAAAAAGAAAAATCGAATAGACACAAAGGATTTAGAAAAGGCTTTCAATATCAAAATGATTCAAGTCGCAAGAAGTGGAAGTGTAAGAAGATTAATTAAGAAGCATCCAATAGGAAGATTCTATTGTAGAAAGAGAGGTCATGCTTTTGCATTAATAGATAAACAAATTTCTGATGGTACAAGTTATGATTCCCATATTAAATATGCCTGGAAAATAATCTTCACATAATAAAACTCTCATACTCATCAGTCTCATCTTTCAACCACAAACAAGCAAGTGCAAGAGCATCCGCATAATCATCGTGGTATTTATTCCCTTCTGGATGATGTATCTTAACAGTCTTATTTGGCATCTTCTCATATCGCAGCTCCATCATCTCTCTCAATAAATTTTTATTATCTGGCAGTAACAAACATGGAACTTCTTTCATCTCTCCCTCAACTTCTTTCACTTTTCTTTTCTGTATCCATGACCTTAAATTACTATACATATCCATCTTACTCACTGTACTAAATCTTATATCCTCTACCTTTTCATCACCAATCTCCATAGCAATCCAATCTGATGGTCCTTCTCCCAATCCTGTTTTATCAATATACAATCTATCCAAATTATATTTCTCATCAATCTCTTGCAACATAACAACCAACTCTCTCGGCTTATTTTTATCCAAATGTCTAATCTCAATAACTTTATATTCCTGTTTCATACTATTAATCTCTAACACAACACAAACACTTTTATCCTCGCCCTCACCCGCACAGTCTACGCCTGCAACATAACGATTTTTCGGATGCACTTGTCCATGGTCACAGCCCTTACTAACACAAAACAATACATCATCCATATCAAAATAACAATCAGTTGTCTGAACATATTTCCCAAATATCTCAATCTGCACAAATAAACTATCCTTTCCCCATTCTTCAATATCATTTTCAATTTCTTCCTTACCCTCATCACTTAAATATGGATTATCCAAATAACAATAATTAAAAGCTCCCCATCGTGGGTCTTCTGCAAGCCCTCTCTTCCAAAACTCCCAAACAAAATTTCTTTTATATGGTGTTGTGGTAATCCACATGGGTGCACCAGTATCATAAATCAAAGGTCTGATAGCATCCATCGCTTCAACTTTAATGAATTCACCCTCATCTAAAAATACCCTATCATAAGCCTCCCCTCTCAAACTATCTGGATTATCAGCACTACCAAAATCAATAACTGCTTTAGTATCGAAAACCATTTGTGGATGTGGTGACTTAACAATTTTCTTAATAGCAACCAATATACCTGACTTAGTTGCCAACTCTAATATCTTCTCATAAACAATCATCGCCTGTTTATATGTAGGAGCAATAATAATCTGTTTAGAATAAATACCAGTCAATCCTCCTCTAATTATTTCAGCTGCAATCATCTGACTTTTCCCTGCTCGTCTCCCACAAACAATAACTTTGTTCTTTTGTGGACTTCTTAACACTTCAACTTGTTTATCGTGAGGTTTTTGACCAAGTATTAATTCTTGAAAATCCACTGGGTCTTCTAAATCAAATTTCATACACCTTAGCCCGTTCTTTTATCTTATCCCAAAAAGAAGTGACATCAACATTCATATTCAAATTCTTTGATTTAGCACCATGAAAAGCAGTGTGAGCCTTAATAGCAGTATCCAAAAGCTTAGCTCTCAATTCTTCTTTCATAGGATGCTTCAACATCTCTAGAATCATCCTTTCTATTTCAAATGCTGATAATTCTTCATTAGTCACCAACATCAAGGCTTTCTTTTCCAAAGTTGCTTTACTCATCCTAGCAATTGCACTTAACTGTTGAGCCTTCTTCCTCTTTTCAGAACTACTTCCCTTCAACTTAGCCCTAACACCATCACTTCGTGAATCTCCTTTTGGCTTTAAATGAATTAATTGTTCGTGAGCCATATTATATTATTATATAATTATTATTCCTCCTTCACAGCCTTCTTCTTAACAAACCTCTCTTCATAAACTACCATCGGGACAAAAACACAAACACCATGACCTCTATCTTTACACACATAACTCATATTCCTTCCAGTTGCAACAGCAGTCTTCGTTTGATTAATATTCTGAAATTCCAAAACTTCATCATCACTCACCAATTCAAATCTCTTCATATCACCATATCTCTCCAAATCATCAAACTTCATCCTAATAACATCACTTGCTCTAACATATCCATACTTCCTCTGACTCTCTCTTTCAATCTTCTCAATCTTATCAGCAAAATCTAACTTAGCACATTGTGCATCAAAAGGCTTATATTCCTTAACAAAACTCATCTCAACTGTAGCAAGCTCTTTCAAAAATCTATTCTTCGGACTAACACCACCCAACTGATTATAATCTTGCATTTCTTCATTTGTGGGAACTCGATTAATACCTATACTATCTACCATATCTTAAACCTCCTTTCATTTTCTTCAATTTCATGCTGTCTAATCTCATCTATAGTAAGCTTATTACACGTTTTAAGAAATAAGCTACCTATTTTAAGATTTAATTTCATTTTCATTGCCATATTTACCTTTAAACCTTTTTTCCCCATTAAACTCATGACTTGTCATCCCACAAAATGGTAAACTAAATGCCTTACCAATCTCTTTCCTAATCACTTTATTTGTGCATTTTTCCTTTGTGGTTTTTGAATAATCAATAGCATCATTCTTTAACTTTGCATAATCTCTGCTCAATGGACACTTATTAATATTACAACCATCAAATCTAGGACAATGGCTTTCAGGACTCTTGTTCAAATCAATCTTCCTCATCCTACTCTACCATCCTAGGAACTTCAGCATCTTCAACAACTTCAACTCCATTCTTTAATTGGTCTTCACTAATCCTCACAATTGCCTCAATCTCCTTAATCTCTTGCTTAAATTCATTAGTCTGCTTTACATATCCCCTCTTCTTCTCCAAATAATTACTCTCCAGCATCTCATCAGCCATAAAATCATTATACCTAACCATCAGCTTCAAATGTTTCAACTCAGCAATCCTTCCCACAAGAACCTTCTCCAACAACTTTTTCTCATCATCATCCAACTGTCTCATCTCTTTACTCATCTTTTAACCTCCTTTTCATCTCCATATATTCATCAACCCTATCTCTCACCAACTTAGAGAAGTTAAAATCACCACTATCAGCTTTCTCTCTCAATAAAAATTCATCCTGCTCATCAGTCTCCTGCACTTTCTTTTGTTTCATCTCAATAGTCTATATAATCATATGTTTATATATGATTGGAATTAAATTATATAAAAACAAAACATTTATAAACTATAATATTATAATATTATAATGGAACAAACCACAATATCAATCAACAAAAAGCTAAGAGACAAACTTATGAAATTTAAATATAAATTTCATATGTCCGACCTTAATGCTGTTGTTCATCTTCTTTACAACATAAAAGATGAAACAAAACTAAACAAAGAGGTAGTTGGTATCCAATCCAACACCCTTGCACTTACAAAATGAAAAACATAACAATGAATACCAAACCTGATAAGATATTCAAACTCTTCCAGGATGTTATGACAGATGATACTAAACTCAAAGAAATCAACCTAAAAGTATCGTGGGGTTACATATACTACTCTGGAGGCATCCTCTCCAAACTACAAGATGGAGTCCATTACATCGCATTAAAAGGAAAATGGAGGAAGATAGAATGACAACTTGGAATCCCACAGACCCTAACAAAGTCCATTATGAATGTCAGTGTGGATACAAAACAACAAGACACTTTAGATACAAAACAATTAAATGTCATATCTGTGGTGTAAACATAATTCCCACAAGAGGGCAAAAATGAACTTTAAAACAAAATACAAACTCTATCTACTCTTTGTATCTGGAGTAACATCAATAGGATGCATCCTTTGGCTCTTTAATTCACCACATGCATCTAAATTCCTTGCCTTTACTGTGGGGTATGCTATTGCCAAACTAATATGGGATTGGATAACAGTAAAATGAAAGACCAACCACATTTCTTCGTTGAAGATGACATCATAGCTCAAAATGATTTAAAGGAGCTACAATGTCAAACAGAAAATCCCCACAAAAGCTAATCAATCCAAAAGTTAGACAATGCCCTTGTGGTGAATATTATAGTATTGGACATTACAAAAAATACTGTTCTCCAGACTGCCCTAAAAAACTTGCTGCCAAATTAGCAAGACTCAAAAATAAAAGAGACTTCAAAAAAGAACATCCAGAGCTATGTAGTGAGTGTGGATGCACCATCACCAAAGAATACAGAAGATGCCTTCAATGCAGAATCCAAAGACGTATATATCAAAAGGCTTACAATAAGAGGAAAAGAGATGAAAAAAGAAAAAGAGAAACTGCAAGTAGCGATGGATGATAGAGAACCACCAAAAATGTTTTCAATAGCTGAAAATGTAGGAGGAATTGAATTCCACAAGAAAAGACTCAAAACTGGTGACTATATTTGTGGGGATGTAATAATTGAAAGGAAAACCATAGACGACTTCTGTACATCAATCATAGACAACCGCCTAACAAATCAAATAACCAAGATGAAAGCCCAGTTCACCCACATATACATCTTAGTATCTGGCACAATAGACCAAAGGACATCAACTATCCATGAAAACTGCATCCTAGGCAAAATGGCATCCATTATAGTCAAGCACAAAGTCCCATTATTATTTGTGGAGAATGACTTTCAACTTGTTTATCTCATGAAAAGACTCTTTGAAAGACATCTTGATGAAAAAAAGGGCTAACCGAATTTATACTTATCTCCTTTATGCACTTCTTTATGACAATCATTACATAACAACAAACAATTGTCTTCATCAAGATATAATGCTGCTTCTTTATTCGCTGGAATTATATGGTGAACACACATTGTTTTATTTTTATACTCATCCCAAAATTCATTATATTGACACTTCTGACAAGTGTAATCATCTCTTACTATTATTTTGCCTTTTAAATCCGCCCATTTTTTCGCCAAATGCATCCTGCTATTAGAGTTAAAAAATGTATTTGTAATCTTTCTGTTTTTAGTCCATTTAGAGTTTTTATCCAAAAACACCCATCCTTTTCCTAATTTGAAATACAAATGACATTTCCAATTTTTACAGACCATTCCTTCAAATCGTTCTTGAAGTTTTTGGCTACATAATGGGCATCTTGTTGTATCTTTTAAATAATTTTCATTT